TTTAGGAAATTTACATGTGCCAACAAACTGCATATATGGACTTGTTTCTTGTGGCATATCAAAATACTCATGTACATCTTCTAGTAATATAGCAGGTGCAAAAGGTCTAAACTTTTGTCTTTTCTTGATTGCATTGACCATATCTTTTACTTCAGGTCCTCTAGGGTCTGCTAATAAACTTCTATTACCTAATGCTCTTGGTCCAAACTCTGCTCTACCATTGGCAACACCAACCATTTTATTTTCTTTTAATTCTTTTATAATACTATCTATCGGGTATTCGCCCTCAATATTGGTACCTAAGAAAGGTCCTTTCCAGTTTAATCTTTGTTTTGTAATGGCAGGTATACAACCTAATGCTGAACCACTATCACCTGGATTTGGCATAATCCATATATTTCTTTTTAGATTACTATTTGCAACACAGTTTAAGGCACAACCACCACTTATAACTAAATTAATTTTAGGACAATGTTTGACAACTATCTTTTTCAATTCGTCTTCATATACTTTTTGTACTGAAGCTGCCAAATCAAAATCGGTTGCCCATGTCAAATCATTTTTAGGTACACCTTTATGATTATTTCTTTTTAACCAATTTTCTTTTATAAAAGAAGTATATTTTGGTTTACCGTAAGCAGCCATACCCATAGTAATATATTCTTCTTCATTTGGTTTTAGACCAATTCTTTGTGTGACAGCTGAATACAATAGACCTAATGATATCGGATATTTTTGACGACCAATTAGTTTTTCATTATCCCACAATGACATAGTTTCTAGTTCACCAATAGAATCTACTGTTAATACATTAGCGTCATCAAATGGTGCTGTGTAATAACCACCTGCCATGTGAGAATGGTGATGATTTGCATAATCTGTAATCTTAATATTAAATTTTCTTAGGTATAAACTAGGTAACTCTCTAGGGTCAAATGCATATCTATATTGACCTGCTTTTAGTTGTCGCCATTTCTTCAACCATGGTTTTTCATAAAAGACAACTTTATCAAAAGGACCATATGACATAGCCTCATTGACAATATCCCAATTAAGATATTGGTCATTCTTAATCTTAGAATATCTTTCTGAATGAGCAGCCCATAGTATCTCTGCACCGTCTGTAACGGCCATAGCTGCGTCATGGTTTAGACAATTTATACCTAATATTTTCATTTGTATATAAAAGGGTCCTTTTTCTTAGCTTGATATTTTTGCCATTTGGTTTTAAACCAATTGATTATTCTTCTTACCATATATTTTCTCCGTTTAAATGCCCATATGCTTTACCATTTTTCATTTCTTCTTCGGTAAACTGAGCACACATTAATGATTTTATCCAATCTGCTCTGTCACCTGCATATAAAGGATTTTTAAGTTGGTCTAGTTCATCTAAACCTAAACTTACTGGATATGCTGGTGAATGTTCACTACAAAAACTAGGTATGCCATGCATAACTGCTTGAACAGCACACATAGAATGAAAAGATACCATAGCATAACAATCTTTTAAATCTTCACTTAATGGTTTATCTACTTTTTCTCCCCAATCTGCTTTGCCTTTAAACTTTTCTCTAATTACAATAGGATGTGTTCTATCATGTAATGAAATCTTATTAACTATATTTTGCGTCCATTCATGTCTATCTATACCATACCAATGTGCTGTATGATAACTAGGTGGTATAATAAGTATGTGTTTACCATCATACTGCCATGGTTTTGGTGTTAATTCATCTTTACATTTTTGATTAAGTCTTTCCATAAGTTTATCGAATCTTCTATCGACCTTATAAGACTGTTCTAAGTAATTTTTTTGAGTGTTGTTTTTACAGATACGATACCATTTGTCGCCTGTATCTGATTGTTGATAGTCATTACTGAAAAAATAAGGTTGGTCAAAGTAATACCAATCTTTTTCTTTAGAAATACAAACATCATGTACTTCTTTTGTACCTCTTATTAAACCTTGGAATACTGCAACATCTGTTATTTCACCGTCCCATGTTGGCCAATTAAAATGTAAAAATCTTTCAGCACCTTTACCAAAAGACTTTTCTTTGTCTTCAACTGCGTCAAAAATTTCGTGATTATGTCTTTCACAGAATGATTTTAAAAATAATGATGATGATTTTTTAGTATTAAATAGACAAATTTTCATAACCAACCTTTTTAATATAATAACTATCTACAATATCAGACAATGGATTACCTGTCTTTTCTGTATCAAGTATTTTCTTCAAGTTATATTCTGGTAATTCTTTCACAAATGCCTCATACATCATATCTTTGTCTGCATTACCTTTTCCAGTAGCACCTTTTTTAACAACACTAGGTACAACTGTATGGTAACCATACTCTTCTTCAAGTAAACGATATTTAAGAATACCACAATTTTCAGCAATCTGAAATACACCTTGGCCTTTTGAACCAAAGGAGTATCCTTCAATGAAAATAATAGGTTGGTTTTGTTTGTAATCTGATAATAGGTCCATAACAAAATCTGATATGTAAGTAAATCTTTCAATAGGGTCGTTCCATTCTTTATGTTCATAACCAGTTATATTTTCACCTTGTCTACCAATCCATTTCTTCTTACTTGTTAAGTAATGAAATGAAAAAGTACCACTTCTAATGTCGTCAATATGTATAGCAGGCGAAGTTAGACTGTAATCAATTCCAATCTTCGTCTTCCATATCNACTTCATCTNTCTGTGTGTCGTTCTTCTTCGTCTTCTTCATGTTCTACCTCATGTCCACAAAATGGGCAAGTAAGTGGTTCTAAATCTTGCTCTTCAATATCCCATACTATGGTATATTTAGTTTCACAGGAGGTACATGTTTTTTTTGCTTTTTCCATTATAATTTAAATTTTTTGAATTGGTCCTTTTCTACATCTTGTTTAATACCACCAATTACATAAGATTCAATCTCTGTTTCCTGTGGTGCGTTTTGCATACCTTTGCTGTTCAGCCAATGGTCTACCCATGGTAAAGGATTTGTTTTTTGTTCGTACTGTGGTGTTAGTCCGATTGCTTTCATTCTCCTGTTTGCCATGTATTCTACAAATTGGTGTAACAGTTTTTCTGATAAACCAATCATACTTCCTTTTGAAAATAGATATGTTGCCCAACGCTTTTCCTCTTCTAGTGATTCGTCATACATTTTATATACTTCTTTTTCACAATCTTTTCTAATCTTAATCATATCTTTATCATCATTACGGTCATGCCAGTTATTAATGATAGTTTGTGACATTGCAAGGTGTTGACTTTCATCTCTTGCAATCATAGAAATAATCTTAGCAGAACCTTCAAGTAATTTTAATTCACCAAATGCAAATGAACAAGCAAACGATACATAGAATCTTAATCCTTCAAGTATGTTTACAGATACCATAGCAAGATACATTTTCTTTTTAAGTTCTTGTAGGTCTACTTTACTCTTATCGAGGTGCCATTTATAACCTAGATTTATAAGGTCATCATAAGTTTTTGTTACACTCTCTGCTCTTTTTTCAATTCTATCATCTTCAAGAATAGTATCAAAGACTTCATTAGGATTGGCATATAGATTTTTAATAATGTGTGTGTAACTTCTACTATGTATAGTTTCTATAAAATCCCATGTAACAATACAACCTTCTAATTCTGGATTAGTAACAAATGGTAAAAATGCCAAACACGGACCTCTACCTTGTACACTATCTAACATAGTTTGATACTTTAGATTTGATGTAAATATAAACTTTTGTTGTTCAGATAGGTCTTGATAGTCATTTCTATCTTTCTGTAATGAAATCTCCTCTGGTCTCCAGAAATAACCTAATTGTTGTTGATTCAACTTATCAAATATAGGATACTTCATATCACTATATTGTTGAACCTGTAGGTCTTCTCCGAAAAACATTGGTTGTTTCATTTGGTCTAAATTTTTGTCTTTGTTAAATACGCTTTTTGCCATCTTTATTCTTTTCTCTCCTTGATATCATAAAAATAATTATCGTCATCACCTGCTGTCCATTTTTGTTCACATTCTACACTAAACTCCTTCGTGGACACCTTGAAGTCTGGAAACTTCAATTCGCTAGGAGTATAACTCTTGTCATAGAATATAACTCTGTTGTTAGGTTGAGCGGCAAAGTGGCCATTCTCTAACCTTAAAATATTAAATGACTTATGTTGTGATGGTACTTCACTATAAGTCACATTTCTTTCTAAATTCGTACTATTCGCATTATCAATTGTAAACATATACCAACCTTTATACCATACTTTATTTGGCGACAAATACTTACATTGGTTGCCTGATAACATCTGTTTTTCGACAATTGCGATATCATAACTGAAACAATCCCATAACTGTAATTCTGTTAATGGTACACTCTCCTTTATTTCTTCTTTCCATACAAACGCACTAATCGGCAACTTATCATATAGAGCACCATACTCTGGTATATAAGTTTCAAAGTATAATGCTCTACCTTGAATTGACTTTGCCGTAACCCATACGCCTTCAACTAGTTCACCATGGCCTTTTTGGTTATCATATAGATACTCTTTTTT